CTTTAGTTTGTGGCAAATTTCGGTTTCCTACAGTATTTTTGATTTCTCGTGCTTGATTAAATAATTTATCTGATTTCTCTCTGTTGCATGTCCAGTGTGCGAGCTGGAGATTATCGATGTCGCTTGGATGTCCTCCTTTGTTTATTGGAATGATGTGGTCAATCACTGGTGACAGTGGGTGTGGATGTTTTAATCTTGTGTCAACAGGTTTCCCACAGATTCCACAGATATTCTGAGTCTTCAGTATTATCTTCTTGTTCTTCTCGAATGCGACTCGATGGGGGCCAATTCTATCTGGGCGGGCCATTTGAAATGCCATCTCCTTTCATTTGAGGGGTGGGGGGTATTTTTTATTGTATAAACATTAAAAAAAGCCACTATCAGAGCGTGTCTGTGCGTATAGCTAGTGGCAGTTTGGCATCTTGTTTTAGGACTCTTCGGAGTCTCTTTGAATTTATCATATCTTATATTGTGTTAAATTCGAGCAACGCTCGAAACTATTGATTTAATAATGTTTATTTAACTTTTCATTTTTGAATTTACAAATTCTCAATATGTTAAATTAAACATCGTTATAAGTAGAAATCGTCCATCGATTTATCCTGCTGATCTTGTTGAATTCCTATGTATCGAAGTGTAATGTCTGGACTCGCGTGGTTAAATAGCACCATCAACATCGCTACATCTTTATTGTTTTTATAATGATGATAGCCGAATGTCTTTCTCATTGTGTGCGTTCCAACGTTTTCAATTCCGATATCTTCCGCTGCAGCTTTCAGAATGTAGTAAGCTGCTTCTCTTGTAATTGGCTTGTTCTTTCCTTTACGACTCTTGAACAGATAATCTTGAGGATTCATGCTGCCGATGTACTCTTGTACTTCTCTTCTTAGAGAGCGATTCATTTTCCGCTTTAATATCTTTCCTGTCTTCATCTCTCTAATGTTTACGTACTGGCCCTGCACATCCTTCACTTTTAACTTAATGATGTCGCTTATTCTTAACCCTAGATTAATTCCGAACATGAACAGCATATAGTTTCGCTCGTTCCATTCCTTCAGATAATCCTTCATAGCTTGCACATCGTCTGGATCTCGAATCGGTTCCACATAATTCATGCTGCTTATCCTTTCCAAAAACTAAAGAGCGTACCTTGCAGCACGCTCTTTGACAGTTTTATATTGGTTTATATTAGGGGAATTGCCGCGAGTGGACTCGAACCACTCTCATAATTCCTATGCGGCACTTGTTAGCAGTCGTCCATGCTGCCAACGTGTATACACCTTTTCCAGGACTGGCTTTGATGTAGCTGTTTCCGCAGCTTCATCTTTGTTTCCCTACTTCTTCTATATTAACATTATAACTTGTTTCTCTTTGTTTAAACTTTCAAATTACTTTCAAAGTTCTCCCAAGAAGTCAAACAAGTCTTTGACACTCTTTCCTTTTTCATACTTTAAAAATGAGCCTCCATCGTAGTAGTGGGCAAACTCTATCTTGGCTTTGTCAAGCAGCCTATAGAATTCAGTCGAAGAGTAATCCAAGTCCATATATATAGCAATGTCACTCACATTACTCTTGACATACTTCTCAATTAGAACCTGCCGATAATACGGATCACGTATTTTATTAATAGCTTGTTCTATCTTGTCCATGTAACTTCTTGCTGTTTCTTGTCTGACGATGTGTTCTTCAATCGGATTGCGAACCGTTCCTGTATAGCTTCTAGGCTCGAATGAGAATGTTGCTGTAATCTTGCTTACATAGTTATCTCCAGCAATCTTCTTGAGAGTCTTGTAATGTTCTAATACTTCCGTTATTCCTTCAATCGTGGCCTTAGTGTCTAGCTTCATCTAACTCCTCCCTTAAAACGGTAAGTCATCCTCGCTGAATTCGATTGGTTCAGCTTCATTGCTATTGAACACTGGCTGATTGCTTCTTGCTTCCACAACTTTCTTAGTCTCTAATAGTGAGAAGCCATCCGCTAATACTTCTGTGATGTAGACTGGCTTTCCGTCCTTATCATAGCTGCGTGTTTGAATTCTTCCCTCAATCCCTACCAGCGAGCCTTTGTCTGTGAATTTAACAAAGTTTTCTGCAGCCGTTCGCCACATTAGGCAATTAATAAAATCTGCTTCATACTCTCCGCTCTTATTCTTGAAATTTCGCTGCGCTGCTACGCTGAACTGCGTATATTTAGTGCCATTCGCTGTGAATTTTAGTTCTGGCTTCTTAGTAAGTCTGCCAACAACTACTACATGATTAATCATTATCTTTCCCCTCCAATAGATATTTCTCGTGTGCTTTCAAATCACCTTTAAGAATACGAGTCACTCGATTAAACTCTTTGATTGCTTGAGACTTCATAGGCTTAATGCCTTCTCTTCGAGCCTCGTCTGTTTCTGGGATGTAATATCCTGTTCTTCCATTTCTTTCTCCAAGAATTACAATCCCATAGCGATTGACTAATGTGTCGATAATCTTCTTCACTCGTCTTTCTGATAGTTTAGTGGTGTTTGAGATGTCCACTCTGTTAATTCGTCTAGTGTCGCTGTTTGGAATCAATCTCAACACCATTCTTTCCTCTGCGCCCATTCGTTCCATTAGCAGCTCTCCTTCAATTCTTCTAATCTGTCTAAATTATATCCAGACCAGGCATTTTCGAAGTGTTCATCTAATGTCACTACTGGAAGCTGCTGAAAGCCGTTTAATTTAATTTCTTCTAGCTTTTCTGGATGTTCAGATACATCCACTGACTCAAATGGAATTTTATTTTGATCTAGCCACATCTTTGTCATCTCGCATTGGATGCAGTTGTTTTTTGAATACACTTTAATTGTCATTTGTTCTTCCCCTTTAATCGTTTATTAACCTCTCATGTTCTTCTGGATGGACATCACAATCCCTGCGATTGAACCAATTAACATCAAGATGGATATAATTACTAAGTATGTAAACAATGGCAGCATGACTGCATACCATGTAATAGGCACTCCAAGTATTTTAATAATTGCTAAGATCATGCTTAAGCTTAATGCTGCTACAAACATATATGTTAGTAGTCCTGTTTTTTTATCATCCATCCTTATTCCTCCAAATCATTTCTTTTCTTAATCGCTTCTAGTTCTCGAATACTTTCTTTTCGAATTTTAATCCTTTCATTTTTAAAGGCTTCATCACCCCTCTCTGATTGCTCCCAAAATAACAAAACATCTTTTTCTCTTTCGATGCTATCTTCAATACTGTTTACGTCTACTTTTACTTTTGTTTCCGCAAAAGTAGAGAACGTTTTATTGCATTCTGGGCAGGCAAGGTAGAATTGCATGTCTTTTAGATTTTCAATCGTGAGCATGCTTTCTATGTTTAACCTACTTTCACAATACGGGCAATATGTTGCGGTTAGTAGTTCCATTCAATCACTCCTTTAAAACGATATAACTCCAAGCAACTCTAAGATGCATAGAACCAAAAGTACAATAACCATAATCAAACCAATTATAAACGCTGCAAGTTTGCTTTCTTTTTCTATCAATTCCAAAAGACATACTACAATCAAACTACAAATAAGCTGAATTAAAATTCTCATTTAGTCTTCACCATTCTTCTTATCTTTAATCTTGATTTCAATCTCTACATGTCCATAGCTTAAAGGAATTTCACACGAATTATTTTCGTGTTTTCCTATGAAAAAGATTTCCCTACCTTCTTCAACGGATAGACATCGTGCGTTAAAATAATGCCTTTTTTCATTACCAATTCTTACAGTTACGTTCATTTACTTTTCCTCCGTCCTCTTGATGAGCATCGTCAAATGCTTTTCAGCCTTTCTCAAATCTTCATTCATCTTGCCTTTAGAAGGTGCGCGCAGCACGTACTTCAAGATATTTCCGACTAGATAACCATCTATCGCATTCTCGTATTTCGGCAGAAAATTATCCATCACTTCAAACACTTCTAATCCGTTTACTCCTCTGTAATGGCTTGGATGGTCAACAGCGTTGTTGTGTGCCAACTCTATTGCTTTTTCAAAATGTTCATTAACACTCATTTAATTCCAGCTCCTTCAAAGTATGTTTCGAGTCTATCCATTATTTTCTTTCTGGTTTGCCATCCGATTTCATACGGATTTCTTAAAAAGACATTCAATGTGACTGTTCTTACTTGCAGGATGTCTCTAGCCATGTGTTTGAAATTGTTTTCTGAATCAGCAATCATCTCTTCGATATCGTCTCTAGTCTTCAACAAGATTGAATCATACAGGGCATCCAATCTGTTATGCCCAATGTTGCTATCCATCTTGTTGATTTTGAAAGGCTTAGGCGCTGCAGCCACTTC